CCGGGTCCAGGCTGCCATCCCGAACATAAAAGTTATGTAGGGTAAAGCATGTATGACCTGATAAAGAATCCTTGATATAACAAGGACGAACATCGATTCCCAAAAAGTAGTCCTTCCCGCAACTTTCACGGAAAGGTCCGGAGGAGTAACTCTTCTTACTATTCAAAAGAAACCCACAAGACGTGAGTACTTTTGTCAGTAAGGGAACAGCATATACGGGTACGATTATATCGTCACCGTACACACTAATCAGCTGATGATCCTTACTATCACAGCAGGCGTAAGCCAAACTGTAAAAGATAAGAGTCTCCAGTGGAAAAGTGAAGCCGTTCCCCATGGAAGAGAACTTCTCAAGTCGGATAACGCCGTCAGGTGACGTGGAAGTCCCAGTCCGGATGGACCGGAGAAAATCCCACCAGTCTAAGGGGAGTAAACTCTCTACAAGACCGGTTGCGATAGTATCCGAGGCACTACTGAGGTCGAGTGTTGCTAAAGCACCCGTAAGTGAACCTTCGAGGGCCAAACGCTGATTACGCGTCTGATCTCTGATGTCCACGCCCTCTTTCCGCAAGCGCTGTGCTATATGATCGCCGATCCCAAGCTGAACCATCTGGTTCAGCATAGGTTCGACGGCTATAGTTCTATCAGTTTTTGCAGACTTTGGGACGAAATCGATCCTTCCAGGATGAACCTGGACAGGAACGACGATGCTATCTCCACTCGGGCTTGCGCCCGACCAGAGTGGCATCTCGGCTAAGAGATCACTTACGTATCTCTCAGCTTCTCCGCTACAAGCGAACACCTGTGAAAGCTTACGCCTTACAGATGCATCTTTCTTTTTGACCTGTGTGGTCGCCCCTGGGCCGAAGCGTAGTTTTAGCGCATCGAGACTAGGAAGATCTCCAAGGATCGTACTGATTTTACGCTGGGCACGGTACAAAACCGACTCAACGTCAAGAGGAAAATAAAATCCCCCTTGAAAGTACTTCCTGAAGATCTCATTTGTCTCTTTGCACAAAGCTTCGGCCTTTACGGCTGCATCCCAAGCTACCTTTCGAGTATCAATACCTATGTCAATATCCGCTCGCTTTTGAAAGAAAGCTAAGATCTGGCGCAGGTGTTTAACCTCGGCGCTGGTAAGAGTTTCCTCTACACCAGCTTCAGTAACCCAAGAGTAGCGCAGCTCGTACTGGCACAACCCGGAGACGTCACGGTTCCTTACTAGGAGCCCGACCTCACTAGGTTGTCCCTGGTCGCAGTTTATCTGTGCCAGGTGCCATTCAGAGAGGAGAAAGAGAACCTCATTGCTCAAACTCGTGTTCGAGACCTG